CAGGTGTCTTCTTTGTAGCCATAGTAGCTACCTCCGTAAAAATGGTAATAACGTAAAACGTAAAAACGTTTCTCGTGCGCCCTTATTTCTAAGCTTCCTGCCGACGCATTCAGGAAGCTGTAAGGTCAGTCAGGGCGTTGAACCCTGATACTTGGCTACTGGTAATAACCTTCGTGTCCGCACCTGACCACCGCAGAGCAGGAAACTATGGTACATAAAACCTGTCTACTCGCTTTCGCTTACATAGCTCCGGTGGCTATGCTCACCAATCCTTCCCATCGGAGAGAGTTTCATTGTGACCGTTTCAGGTCTATGGCGCTGCAGGGAGTCGAACCCTGCTACGGGGTAAAAGCAGGAGAAATCGTGAAGTCCTGCCGGTGACAGTTCCGTCTGTCCGTTAGTGCCGTAACTGTCAGTCAGTACGTCTACTGAACTTTACTGACTCCTTTACTTAAGTCAGCCGACAAGACAGAAAGTGCCGGGTACGTTTATTCAGCTTGGCAATTTACCTCATCCGCTTGAAACGTACAAAATGGGATTAGGCAAGGGGAGGGCTCGAACCCCCACTAAGGGTATTCAGGTGAAAATATCCCTTTCAATCACCGAAGCTCTACCTTGATTTCTCGTTAAGCTACCTTGCCATAAAAAGAAGGCTGACCGACTTGATAGGTAATTTAATACACTCCGGGTGTAACCTTCTAGTCATTTCGTGCGTTACTCTCGTTCTACTAGGTCTTTCGCTTAATGGGAGTCCCACCATTTCGTATTATACACCTAGCTCCGTCACTCCTTTAGTCGCCACCTAAAGTTGACTAGACTTTAGGTTGAGTGCCCCAGCCACTAACTTTCTACTTTGGTAAGAAAGCTTAATCTACCTTTGTAAACTTATTTACCACGCTGTGTACGCTTAGGTGAAGCAGGAGCTCTGAAGAAAGGTTTTTCCTTTCTCTTGAGCTTATGGTCAACGCACTCAGTAATGCGCTTGTCAGTCTGACTAAGCTTCATAAGCCCTAAGTTCTTGTGGAATACTGTACCATCAAGCCAACTGTAAAATCTAGTAGGCTTTTTCTTACCGATTTTCATACCGTGTCTCATTAGAATTTCTCCTCTGCCTTCTCAGGCTCTTCTTCAGGTATACCAAGAGCATCAAGCTCTGACAGTAAACTCTTCATTGTCTCGTCGCTTTCAGCAAGCTTACGATACAAAGCCATTTTCTCAGCTTCCTTGAAGCGGGCATCAAGCTGTGCCTTGATTTCCTTGGCACGGCGCTTGTTTTCTTTTGCCTTGAAATAGTCACCTACTTCAGCAAAACCAATCAAAGCCTTTGTCTTAGCCTTTGGAAGGCCTGTCATACCAGCTTCAAAGACAACCGCCTTTACAACCTTTACTACCTTCAAGGCGTCCCAGTTTACGTCGTCTTTAAGGATTATGTAGTCCCCGACAACAATGTTTTTGTCTGTGTCAATCCAGTAATAGTAATCGTCTGAATCAAACGCATCTGTTTCTGTATTATGAAACTTTACTGTCAAATGATATCTAATCATTCTACTCTCCTTAGAATACAGGCACTTCAGGTTCTTCAACCTTGAGCACCTTCATTTTTACTCCATTCTTACGAAGCTCGTCAAAGATACGAGTCAGCTCGTCACCCAAGTCTACAGGGTACTCAAGCTGAAGCGTCATTTTCTTATTAAGGCCCGGGAAGTCGCTCTTCATAGCGTCCTTATTGACCTTAATTCCAATCTGTACAGGCTCTTCCTGCACTTCAGCAGGGACAGGAGAAGCTGCAGCTTTCTCAGCAAACTTGGCACGGAGTCTTTCCTTCTCTGCTTCAACCTTTTCATATACCACAGAAGCAGGCTCATACTGAAGCAGGTCAATATAAGTCTTAGGGTTGATGAACTCTGCAAACTCGCCGCCACAGGCCTTTTCAATCAGCTTAATGTCAGCTTCCTTCTGCTTTCTGACGTTAGCCTCTGCCTGATACTGCTCGCGCAAGTCCTGTGCGGTAGCCTTCATATCAGCAGTCTTATTGTAGTATTCCTTCTTGCGTTCAACTTCAAACTCAAAGCCAAACTCGTCTGCAAGGTCTTCAACAAGTCCGTCGATTGCAGCATTTACCTGAGCACGGCGCTTCTCTTCTTCCTTGTCAAGGATTTCGTCACACTGTGCTTCCATTTTGGAAATGTCATCCATTACAGCATCTGCTGCTGTCTTGAACACTTCCATAGGGCCTTTGTAAACGCCTTTTACATAGTCGTCACACTGCTTCTTGAAAGTGTTACGCCATCCGACAATTCCCTTCTTTACAGTCTTAACCTTTTCAAGGTTAGCCTCGTTCATTTCCATGCCAAGAACTGCTGCAAGACGAAGCTCCAAAAACTCTTTCTGAGCAGCAAGCTTATTGTCTGCATTAGGGAATACAACTTCTTCCTTCTTAGGAAGGGAAAGTGCAGGAAGAGGAGACAAAAGTTCCTCGTCTGTCAAAACTGTTTTCTTCTTTGATTTAGATTTAGCCGCCATATTTACCACCTAGTTCTTAAGAACTTTATTTCTGACTTCAACAGTCTTTCTGTCCAATGCCTTGAAGACTTCATCAATGCTGTCTTCAGGCCCGATTGTAGCTGTGAGTGCTACATCCATTGTCTCGTAATTCCCAAGATTAAACTTTCTTGTAAAAGAGATTTCTTTGATTTCTGCCATTATTCACCTCCTTTGGCACCATATAGAAGAGTCTTTACGTCGTTCATATCACGAGGAAGGACTCTGTAAAACATTTTATCGTGAACGCATATACATGCACACTTGCCGACTATTTTGCCCTGCAACTCTAGGAACCATTTGTAACACCCAAGCTGCCATGCAAGGTATTCAGGTTTGAAAGCCCCTGTCTTGATGTCGTACAGGTCGTATACACCGTCGTGCTCAACTATAATATCTACTGCCGAAGCATAGTCTTTCAAGTCCCATACAAGAACTTCTGACATAGCCACAGCACGTAAGTCAGGAGAAGAGTACCGCCTTGTAAGCTCGTCGTGAACCCACTTGGCCCCGGGATGAATAGTGTCAAACACCCCAGTATCAATCCAGTCCTGTATCCATTTGTGCACCTGACTTCCTTCGTCGCAGCGCTCAATAACCTGATTTTCTGCATCCTTGAAGTTCAGCTTCATCCTCTCACAAATCTTACGGGTAACACCTGAAAGCTGTTTTCCTCTGTAATGATACTCGTGAAGCACTTCATTGAAGCTTACTCCGGGTGCATAAGATACCCGTCCTTTACCAACTACTAACATACTTTACTCCGTCTGATATTGAATATATACCCATTTATGACAAACGTCAAGTGGGAAATTACAATTTTTTATTTATATTCCTGCAAGGTCAATCAGCAGAACGTTCTCATGGCCTGACGGATAATCCCTGCCTCTTGTACGGCGTTTGACTTCCTCAAGACGATACAGATGAGCATCAGAAAGAGCAACAGCTCTCCACTGTGAAGAAGGCGGTGTTACTACTCCTATATCCGCAAGAACCTCATAAGGAGAAAGACCCTCGAAGCCCATTTTACCAAACAGGTTCCACATATTAAACCAGCTCAGCTGTTCAAACAGCCTGAAGTCTTCCTTGCAGTCAGCCGTGAAGTAAGCATTGTTTGAAAGAGTTTCCTTTACAAGTTCAAAGAATGAACTGTACAGGAAATTAGAATTGTAGACTTTCTGTACTTCTTCATCGTCAAGCACAACTCCGAGCCTTTCGTAGATGCTTCTGATTGCTCTCTCAGCCCAAACTTTTGGAAGCGCCTTTATGAAAGCCTTGTAAGAGTACCTCCAAGTCTTATAAATCTGCCCCTCCTGCGTGATGAACATAGACTCGACTGCAAAGAACTGGTCGAACTTTGCAACTGCACTATTTATTAAATCTCCTGTGACATCATTATTAAAACGGATACGTGACGCAAGCAGCAGCTCTGCAAGCACCTGTTTTTCAGCATCGGTCATATTTCTTTTTTCGTTTTTGTATTCTTTGAAAGCATCATTGATAGCTGCGAGGTCAAACTCGCTTGGCTTATCCATTTTGTTTTCCCAATATGTAAGGTCAAGTTTTACTTTCTGCATTAATCCTCCTTACTGATATACTAGTGCTCCTTGAATATAATCTGCTCACCTTCCTTGAGTGACCAGCAGTTTGCTTCTGTCAGTGCACACTCGTAGCAGTTTCCACTGCAATAACGTGCTCCGTCCTTCGCTGTAGTTGTCCCGTCTCTGTAGAACACATGGGCCTCAGGAAGGTTATGAAGATTATTCATAGGAAGTCCTTTCCAAGCAGAGAAAATAATATGCAGGTTATCAGGAAATGTACGTGTGCTTAAATAAGAGTTCACTATTGCATACTGCTTCGTAAAGCACAAAATCTCACAGTGAGGATTGTTCAGAGCAATTTCTGCCATATTTGCAAGGTAGTAGACATCGGGTATGTCGCCACTCACTCCAAAGCGGAAATGAGTTGTCATGACTACAGCGGCATTTACTTCGCGCCAGAACTTCAGCGGTTCGTTTTCAAGCAGATAAAGGTTACGCTCGTAAGCTGCCCCTACTGTTTTCTGTCTTCGCATTACGTATCGTTTTACATAGCATTTTCTGCCACAAAACTTTACAGCCTCAGGCGAACACGTTTTCACAGGAGGCAGGGAGATAGACGGAACAGCGCCCATTTTAGAGTTTCCTTTGCTCACTGATATGTGGAGCTCTCCTGTATTCTTAAAGTCTGATTTCATGCTGTATCTCCTAAAAGAAAACCCCCGGTCTTAGCAGACGCACCGGGGGCAAGATTTTTATCTAAAATGTACTAAAATAAGAGGTAGGGATTTTGTCCTGCTCCCTAGCAGTTCCTAATATCGGGCCTGAGCCCTTAAGATATATTCCCGGTAACACCGGAGCTTATCCTGCAGTGCAGGTTTCAGCCATTTAAGTATAACACACTATCGTCAGCTGTCAATTACCTTAGACAGAGACTCGTAGAGAGTTTTGACTACAGTCTTACCACCTACGACAGCAACAACTGGTATCCCGTCTAAACCTTTGCCTTCAGTGTGCACTAAGTCATCATCTATAGCAACAATTAAACGTACACCAAGCATACCGATTTCAACTTCATGACCGTTCTTAATTGTGTCAAGTTTATGCAGTGCCTCTGCAATATCCTTGTACACATCGAACAGCTGATTATGTACAAATTTCAGTCGTGCTTGAATCATATCTTCGTCGATTTCGTCGCAGGTGCCATTCAGCATCTTTTTAAGCAATGATTCTTCCATTTTATTCTCCTTGAGAAGGTAATGCTGCGTGAAGGTTCAGTGCAGCAGTCATGCTAGGCTGACCAATTGTGTCCCACTCTGCGTTGTCCTTGAAGTCAAGGACTGTACGTGCAAGCTTTTTGATGTTTTCTACCTCACGAGGTGAGTAGCCGTACTTACCGACAGCAGCATCAAGTGTTACCCTTGCATTGTCAGTGAGCAGACAGTACTTTTCCACTTCCTCAGAGGTCAAGTCCTGATTGTACTTACCCTGACGCTTGAGCTGTTTTTTAATAGCATTACTAATATGCTCGTAAACATCAGTCAAGCTGGCACAGAATGTGAAAGGTGTCACATAAGCGTCGCAGTTATACCTTATAACCATTCTGTCAAGCAAAGGAGCAGAGAACTTTTTCCAGTACTGGTCGATAGACTTTGCAGAACACAGACAGATTTTGTCATCCGCTCCGTAGTTTCCACAAGGGCATGGAAGAGTTGACATGGCAAGCTGAAAGTTTGCAGGGTAAGTCGTACTTTTTCCTGCTCTTGAGAGAGTAATGTTTTTAGTCTCGAGAGGAACTCTCAGCATCTGAAGCACAGAGCTTCTGAACTCTGCAGCGTCGTCAAGGAACAGCACTCCGTTATGTGCAAGTGATATTTCTCCCGGTCTGCAGTCAGGGCCACCACCACAAATCCCTTCAATGCTTGCAGTAGGATGAGGCTGTCGGAAAGGTCTCTTAAAGATTTTCTGGTTAGCCTTTGAAAGTCCTGCAAGTGAGTAGATACGGTTTACGCTTCTCTGCTCAGGAAATGTGAGGTTCGGCATAATCTGAGGAAGCATGCTGAGGACAGAAGTTTTATCCGTTCCCGGAGAGCCGAAGGCAAGAATAGAGTGTCGTCCTGTTACTGCGATAGCGGCAGCATACACAAGTCCTATATCCTTCAGTTCTGTGATGTCACCTTCATTCTTATTGACAGGAGAGAATGTAATCTCTGTGTCATTCGGATGATAAAATCCGTTGAGGTGAGCCTGTGCAGGATTTACCATATCTGAAGGACTTGTCTCAAGCTCATCCGCATTACACAAAGCGTGGAACGCTTCTTCAAGTGTCTTTATTTTCTGTACGATAATTCCGTCAGGCACAGTTTCTGTTCCCTCAGGAATAATAGCATATTTGATACCCTCATCACATGCAGACTCAAGTGCTGCATAAGTCCCTTTCATAGGAACTACTTTGCCTTCTTTATATGTTCCGTATACCATTACAGAAGAATCCTGACTGCGGGGCATTTCATCCTCGTGTTCCTTTGCATAATATGCAAGAGACTCCGCAAGACTCTGTGAGCCTTCCTTGGCCTCTGCAAAAACGATTTCACCTTCATAGCCGAAGGATTTATAGGTTTTGATAGCCATACCTACCTCCTTTTATTTTTAAGGTTATGTGTGCTCCACTCTTTGTTCGTGAAGCACACTTTCCTATCAGTACCTCTGCACTGATTTTCACAGGCAGCACAGGCGTGAATACGCTTGCCGCAGCGGGTACACGTAATCCGCCCGCCACCTGAGATATCCTCAAGATTATAGTCCGTATACTCATTACAGAACGGACAATACTCTTCAAACATAGGCTATTCCTTAATCACAGTGCCTCTATATCTGACTCCACCGAGAGTAATCTCTACAGTCCCGTCTTCATTCTTCTGCGCTGTATTAGAGGCAGAAAGAACATCCTTGAGCTTCTGCACTTCTGCAGCAACTGCAGCAGAGGAAAGTTTGAGCACATCGGCACACTTTTGAAGATACTCGCAGAATGCTTCTGTGAGTTCATTAACTGACTTCTGTGCGTTTTCCACTGAAAGCCAGTAAGGTGCGTAGCCTATGTTCGTACACCCACAGGAACGAGACGAACGTCCATATCCTACATCCGCACTATTTGCACACCCGACCCCAATCCATACACCTGACAGATACATTTTCAAACCACAAGGAAGAGGTCTACCGTAGTAGCCTTCCGTTTGAGGTATACTAGAGCCTGTAGAGTCTAAGGCGTCGTCTATGCCCTGCAGTATCTTACTGTATGCCTCGAGCACAGGGAGCACAATGTCCTTACAGTTCTTGTCAATAGTCTGACTTGTCTGTGACTTCAATTCTGAGCGTTCTTTCTTGAGTGCCCTGAGGTTTTCCACCTCTTTGTTAATCCCTTTGGTTAATTCTTCTAAGTCCATAATATTTACCTCCTTTATGACTTACGAGATTTATCTTGCCGGTTTGAACTCTACGTGCTCTGCAAAAACGACAACTCCGTTGTCTGTCTGCTGAAGTCTTCCGACGACACGCATTCCGGTGCCTTCTTTACAACGGTCGTCACACTTTTCAGCTAGGACACCTGTAGTACGTATGCAGAATACATTTTCTTCTTTGCCTGCAGTGCTGAAACGCAGCACAGAAAGGCTTATGTCCAGGCCTCCCTGGCACGACTTCTTTGTTTTTACAGTACCTTCAATTATTACTGAGTTCAAATTGTTCATACTTAGCCTCCTATATTACTAATGTATGTGCTTTGTAGGCTATTTCCCATTCAGTGAGGGACAGAGGCCCTGCATTGACCTGCGGTGCAAAGTCTTTATGTTTCGTGCACCAGTTTCTGACGTAAATGAGATACTTTTTCCATGTTATGTCACCGTCGGTATCTGCAACAAACTCAAGCCCTTCTTCACCGATTATGTATACACCACTTCTTGTCTCTATGATACAGACAATAGTTGACGGATAGCATACATGCGCTCCAATCCATATAAGCTTTCCCTCTTCCCCGTTTTCCGGTGATTTACCGTTTACCCATTTGTCACACAAGTTAGGAGCGATGATTCCCATCTGTGTCTTGATGAGAGTGTCCCAGCTTGAGTAAGTGTATCCGCTGTTTTTAACCCGAACCTTCTGTCCAATTTTGTGACTGGACACAGGAGTAACTACTTCAAGTGCCAATACATAGCAGATGAATACCCGACTCGTCTCACAGCTTCTTATTATCGCAAGTATTTTGCTGCTTCCTATGTCTTTTGTGACGTATTCCACGTCAAAAAGTTCACTCAGCTCCGACTCTGTAGGATATGAGTTTAGTGCATAGTTTTCCCGCATTGTCTGCACATGTAAGCCTGTGAAATCAGATGCATAGTCATCTATGAACTGTCTGTAATCTGTGAACAGGCAGTCTTCAAATTTTACTTTTACCTTGTCTCCAATGCAAACCATTTTATAGCCCCCTGAATAAAGGATTAAAATTATTCATACCACCATAAACCCATATGGCAGTAGCCAGTGCCCAATAATATACGTCTTTTTCTGTTCTGTCCTTACCCGAAGTCAGAGAAGAAATATCCACCGAGAACTTGTCCGCAAGTTCACTTATTCTGTACGGATTTGTCTCAATCTTCAGCTTACAGTTATTTCTCAGCCATGACTCTACGTGACGTACTGTTATCCAGCAGTCGTATGAGTATTCCTCGTATACCTTTTGTGCACATTTTGCATAAGTATTGAGGTTACGTTCTTTTGCAAAAACCCCGTCAAGGTAGATTTTTACTCTGTCGAGGTGGAAACGCTTTATCTGCATACCTGCCTCCTAGCCTTACATTGAGGCTGCCTGCTTAGCTTGACTTACAGCCTTCACAGCTGCAGCTTTTGCACTCAGTACTTCTTCTACAGCCTCTGCACGTTTGCGAGACAGTTCGTTCATGGCTCTTGTAGAACAGAATGCACAGTTTGAACAGTTTGAACAGTATGACTCATCACTGTCAACTACCACCGGACAGTAATCTTCTTCAAAAAAGTATGTACCTTTATCGTTCTTGTACTCTTCCCACTCTGCTTCCATCTCGTTTCTTATCTCTTTTGCAGGAGCAGATTCTTTCTTTACTGTACCGCTTGAGTGGAGTGCAGGACGCATATAGTACTCGTCGTCTTCCCACCATGCTTTACCCTGAGGCCAGTAATATGGCTCTCTTGCATATGAGTTGTTCGAATAGTAGATGCCGTTATCCTTTATCCAGCCCTTACCCATAAGCGTACAGTGATTATTTTTGTCAAGGATTGCGAGTCTTGACCCGTCGATGAGGTACTCAATCAATTTTAGAGTCCTCTTGTTTTTGTAGAAGTCCATAGACTGAATAATGTTAGACAGATAATCTGTTATGAACTTCATCGTGTCTGAGTAAGTCTTTGCCCCGTCAGAGGTGATGTCCAAGATACCGTTGTGAGCCACACCGATACTGCATTTATAATGCAGCCGTTTGAGGTTCGCCATTTTAGAAGACAGAGGGAAAGGATGAGTCATAGTTTTGTCATATCCCTGTGTCGCAATTCTGAAGTGCATAACGTAAGGCACTTTGTCACCTGTGACAGCACGGGCCTTGTTCAGCGCTTCCATAAACTTTTCAAAAGTCTCATATCCTTTATGGATATGGACTTCACCTTTGAAGGCGTACATAAAACCTGCTCCGTGGTCATTATTCTCGAAACAGTTCTGAAGGATTCTTTCTTCAGGGAAAGCCTTATTCAATGGTTTATAAGCAATTACACACATAATTTGTCTCCTTTCTGTGAGTTTTATTTGATTAGTAGTTGTTATTGTTTGTGAGGTTAGTTGTTATTATCAGTTAGGTCTGTCTCCCATTCAATGCTAGGATACAGGGAGAGAACAGCCTGTCTGAAGGCTCCTCTCTTGTAGATATATTTGGCAGTGCTTTCTTTGATACCGCCAAGCCAGGACACGATGTCATTTGAATTAACTTTATTTACTGTAATTCTTTTTGCATTCTTAGTGATTGTCAGCATCAAATCAATCCAAGAGAAGAAGCTCCAAGCATTGAGTGTTCCCCTGCCTAAGCGATATTCGAATGTGGCCCTGTTTCCGTTGTTCAGAGCTACATAATGGTTCTGAGACTTGTTTATTTTAACATTCTCCTTCCACTTGTTGTATTTGGTAGCCTTCTTCTGTGCTATGGCCGAGTTCATAGACAACTTGCCACAATATCCTGTGTCCCGTCTTCGAGATACTTTTACGAGGTCGTCCCAGTTCTCATCAAAGAACACATAAACCTTGGCGATAGCTTTGTCCTGCTCGTCTACCGTATCCCCGAACATCGTTCTCGATACATGAACGTGCAGTCCGCAGGTTCCCGGATTATGTGACTCATAGCCACGGGCAGAGAGATAAGAGAGCATTTTTCTCCATTTCGGAGCGTTGTCCCAGAATGCCTTGACTGTATGAGGCTGAGATATACACTCAAATCCGTAGTTGAGCGAGCCGTCATATGCATAGTGCATTTCATTTTCCTCAAGCCCGCACTCCTCGCACAAATGTTTTGCAGTGCCGTAGTTATCGAGGTCATCATCATCTGTGGTATCAACTTCCAGCTCAAAACCGAGCCCCTGAAACTTTTCCTCAGACTCATATTCCCCGAACAGGACAGGAGTATGCTCGTGACTGTCACAGTAGCCCTCTATAACTCCTACAGGAGCCTCATTTGACTCTTCTTCGTGACAGAAGCGACATACCCCGTCACCGTAGTAGTCATCAGAGCTTACATAGCATTGACATTGGTCGCACCAGTGCATTTCTTCGCTCCAGTACCATTCAGGAGCCCAGCGTGTATCGCATCCGTCTTCATCGTGAACGTTTTCCCTTGAGCCCTGCGATGTAAGATAGTACTCACCATGAAACTCTTTTGTCAGAGGCTCGGCACATATCCTTCCGTCTTGAAGCGTTACTGTGTCCCAGTCAGGGAGAATGTATCCCGTGATTTCACACTTTGCATAGCCTGCAAGCCCTGCCTTATACCTTGCATAAGACATCAAGAGTGTCTTTACAGAGCACAGATAACTTCCGTCATAGAACACAGAACGCTCGAGCACACTCGGGTCGTCTGTAATTCCACTTAGGTCTACACTGCTGTCAGCATGCACTACGGCCATACCTGCATACCTGATGCGGTCGGCAATTACATCAATCTGTACTGTCTTATCGGTAGACAATACTCCATTTTCTTCCTCTTCCATAGTTATTACCTCCTCTATGTATAGGAATTATTTAATTTATATAGTGTTTTCCACCATACATTTAATTTTAGGTACTATAATTTGGTTATATCTGTATATAGTGTTTATTTTATACAGAAAAATACCTCTTCTCTCTGTTCCTTAGAGATATATTTGAGAAAAATTTTTATTTTGAAAAGATTTATATACCTAAAGAGTTATAGGTATTAGATAGGATATTTTGATTATATATCCTTTATATCATTATGTCAACATTTTTAATTATTTATTTTATATATATTTTTATAAGACATATTTTATTATTGTAAACCTTATAGAGCAAAAAAGTTTACAATAATACTATACGTCATATAGTATAGGAGTATCCTTTATTTTTCAAGAAATGAAAAACACTATATGCAGATATTACCAAATTATAGGTACTAAAATTGAAGACCATAAAGGCGGGCCTTCTTCTCCTGCTTTTCCTTCTCCTGTTTGTAACGCAGGACTGCTGCATCAAGTGCATTGTTTACCTCTGAGGCCTGTCTCTTCTCTGCTGCCTGATATCCTCTGTTAACATTCTCTGAAATTGCCTTGAACAGTTCTTTCCATGCATCCATATTTCACCTTCCTGATTTGAGTATTCTTAAAACATCACTGACACGCATATTGCTTTTAAACATCCTTACACGTACAGTTCCTATTTCCTTGAACGTGGTAAACTTAGCCCCGAAAGTAACGGCATATTTTTTACCGTTGATGACTGCATATTTCATTCCTGTCTCCTTATGCTATTGAGATTACATAATCTGAAGTTTCTACTTCCTTTTCGGATATTTCCTTACCCTTGTAGAAGTACACCATTTTCTTCTTCCTGACTGTGCAGGACATAGGAATATCAAGAGCAGCAAATACTGCATTGAGCCTTGATTTGGTTGTGCTTGTCGGATATCCGCAGTCAGATATTTCAAGAGTCCTTGAAACAGTATCTCCTTTGGCTATCTGATGTCCCCACAGCTTCAGCGAGAATATACCCGGATATTCCTCATTCCACACAAGCACATCGCGCCTTCCTTCCTTTTTCCTGTACATATCCTGTATAACTGAGGTCTGGAAGTCCTTTTCATTCTTCAGTGCTGATATGATTTCCTGTTCTATCATTCTCATATCCTGCCTCCTATTCGAGTCTTCTCACTCTTCTGCTGATATTGGCATAGTCACTGAATATGCAGAACACATATTCTTCCAGCTCTTCCTTTCCGGTCGCACACGCACAGTATTCAGGATGGTCACAGCTGTCTATCTCCACCTTGCCCATATCACGCAGCTCATACAGTTCAAGCAGAGCAAGGATATGTTCCTGGTCGTCCAGTGGTACATTATCTTCCTTCCATACAGTGCGTCCATTTAACGCAAGTCTTCCATTTTCCTCTAAAGTCCTGTCGAGGTTTTCCTTTGTCAATAATTTGATTTCCATAGTTCTGTCTCCTATCTGTGAGTTTTTTATTCAGCCTTATGGTCTGCACAGGCATCCCGGAGTTCTATCAGTCTCCAGTTTTCATTGTCTTCTTCGTCTGCAAGGCTTGGGTTCACATATCTGTCTATGTCTTCCGGGTCTACGGCTACAACACAGGCAAATCCACCGAGGTCACTGCTCATATGGTTGAAGTTCAGGCCATTACACACACTGCTCGCATATTCGAAGTTATCGAGCACCATGGCAGGCTTTTCGCTCTCCCATTTCACACTGCGGCCGTCGCCATATCCGGTGACATATCTCTCTGTCCCGCAGTTCCAGCGGATTTTAATTACAAACTTTGGTTGCATATCATACCTCTATATAGGTTTATTAAGATTAACTAACTAACGTTAGTTAGTAGCACACGCAAGCACACAAGCACAAGCACACAAGCACAAGCACACAAGCACAAGCACACAAGCACAAGCACACAAGCACAAGCACACAAGCACAAGCACACGCTACACTATGTATATGTGTGAGACTGTATAACGTGAGGGCTAAAACAAAAAATTTTTACATTTTTTTGATAATTTTTATTGATAATTATTCTTTTTAGGTTTATTCTATATATAGGCCCGTCGGGCCTAACAAATAATCTTAATTAAAATCTAGTAAGTAACTAGGTAATAGGAGTAAAACATGATTTACTACAACTTTAATTTGAATGGTGAGGGCGCTCAAGTTAGTGCACTGGAGCAATCGGAACGCGAAACCTATGTATATAATAGGTTTATGGCACGCGCTAAAAATATCGCACGCTATTATGCGAAATCTCACGATATGAGCGAAGAGGAATGTACTTTATTTATTGCTTCATCACTCTATAATAAAATGTGTGATTTGAGACATAAAGAAATTGAACGTGTCGGCACTCATTATAATGCAATTGAATATCTATGCATGGTTAAAACATTTTCACAATTGAAAATTGCACGCAATCGTGCGAACTTTTCTAAAACTACCGATTATATTAATCGCGGTGAGTTTGATACACCAGATGTAGAAATCAGTTTTAAGGCCGTTGAAGGTGTAAAGAATTACACTATAAAATCTCATCACTTTAATGCTACAAGTGAGAAGAGGGAGAATATTGAGGCTCGCAATATCAGCAGTAAAACTTTTGACTTTGTGGATATTTGTGAGATGTGGGACAATAGGCACGCCCGTCATGAATATAAGTTATCTCGAGCCCTTGAGAACTTGAATTCTTTAACATCGGTTTATGTTTATACAAGCGATAAACATTTTCTCACTATGTCACAAGAGGAGAGGGAGAGAGCAAAAAAAGCACTTAATAAACAATTACACGCGGATGCTGTCCGCTATAATGCACTTACACAAATTACCCATTTGTCGCGTAGTTTTAGTGAACCCGAGGCCGATTTATTGAATAAGTGCGCATTAATACGCGCTCGCAAATTGATACACAAGATTTATACAGAGACTCAAAGCGGAGCGCGAGTTATTGATATTGTTTCAAGTGATAGAGTAAAAACGCCCGCGGAACGTCGTGCAATTTGTGATTTCCGTAAACGTCATAACGCTTTATATGATGAGATGGATTATTTACAAGAGAAAATAGCACAAGAGATTAATTTATAACATCTGGCCCTAACCGATAAACTACCGATAGTTAGTATAAAAACTAATTATCGGTAGTTTTATTTTACAGCACTTGTTAGTCTAGCCTAACAACCTAACTAACGGTCGTTAGTCCTTTCGTTAGTCTTACCTAACAAATTTTCAGAGGGATGTCTACGGTTGTCTGCGGGGGATTTTGGATTTTTTCAGGACTACTCGTCAAACGTATAGTAGAATAAACCTATATAAGCTTAAAAAAATCGTGTAAAAATATTGCAGGAAAAATAAAACAAATTGTGCACAATGTGTCCTTTATTGAGTGAAAACTTGACGATTATGCACCTTTATGCGAAAATATGTAATATCGTGAAAGGAGACTTGTCGATGACGGAAAAAGACAAAGACTTTAGAGAACTCGTTACAAAATGTATTGAAGCCTATAAAGACCTTATGAATGTGGGACTGGCCCTAGACTTATGTCGTGTACAGGGCAAGACCCGTACTTTTATTATCCGTGACCCGGAGTTTATTGTTGAAACAAGAGCTATCCGAGCCCAAAGCTACAAAGAAGAACTTGAAGAAGTCGAGCAGATTTACACAGCGGCGGCCAAGCTTGGTGAAAGTGATAACTACGATAATTATGAAGGTGACGACGGTCGCTCGCAGGGAAAAGGAAAGAAGAAAAAGGCTCAGGTCGGAAACGACAAAGACGCACTTACTATGCAGCTTAAGGCTGCGACTATGCGCCGTGAACTTAAATCTCTTTCAGCAGACGACAATACTGACAGTGAAGAGTCTACTCTAAACTTTTTCTTCACAGCCCTCACAAGAGAAGAAATGGAACAGCTTAAGGAAGTTGAAGTCAATCACGGAACAGGTGATGACTCAGCTTTGATGGCTATGGGAAGCGAAGACTCAGAAGAAGACGTTGCTGCAAAGGCTAAAAAGAGAAATGAAAAGAACAAAGAGCTTACAGGAAGCAATATTGCAGAAAGCATAAAGGACATGACAGAAGAGCAGAGGGAAGAGCTTATGATGGCTCTCGTTTCTGTGGAGGGTAAATAATGAGTGAAAATACCGTTTTACTCCTGCCTCATCAGGAACGCTTTGTGCAGTCTCCAAATCTTTTCCCTGATATACGATGGCACTTTCTGCTTGGCGGATACGGTTGTGGTAAGACCCGAAGTCTTGCTATCTCTGCTCTGAAGATTATAGAGGAGCTTGACGGGGACAAGGATGAGGGTGGACTGTACGCTAAAATCATTGTAGCAGGATACACTTATGCACATCTTGAACAGACATTCCTTATTGATTTCAGAGCATATCTTGATAACTCTAAGACCCCATATCACGAAGACACAAAGAACCACATCTTTACTGTAGGAACAGTACAAGTAGTACTTGTACAGCTGCTCGAACCGGGAAAGATTTTTGGTCAGTCTGTTTACTGCGCTTTGTGTGATGAGGTAGACGAATTACCTGAAGATGTAATGATTGAGGCTATGAAGTCTGTGTCACAGCGTGTGCGTCAGATTATGCCTAATCATCGTTCCCCTTACATCATGTCTGCTTCTACAGCACAGGGAATGAAGGGCTTTTACCGCCTCTACTGTCACTATAAAAAGTCAGGCATAGGCTTTGTTCTGACCCGCGCACGCACTCAGGATAACTGGTATCTGCCTAAAGAATATATCTTAGACCTCTGGAAAAACTTTACCGAGACGGAAAGAAAGGTATATATGGAAGGTGCGTTCCTCTCTGTTACTCAGGGTCGTGTTATTCCCGGCTTTGACTGGGACAGAAACTTCCTTCCTGAAAGCGATATGGACTTGGAGCTTAGAAGAGGAGAAAGGGTTTATGTCGGTCAGGACTTCAACTCAGGTTACAACAGAGGTTCAGCGTGGGTTGCAAGAGGTGGCACACTCCATTGTATCAAAAGGTACGACTTTCCAGACCCTGATGATATGGCAAATATCTACAGATACGATTTTCCAGACCAGGACATATTCTGGCTTCCTGATGTTACGATTAAAGACCAGTACCCGCATTTTGCACGCGATTTGAGAAGGAATGACATACATATTATTCACAGAAGCAAGTCACCGCTGGTTGAAGACTCGTGTTTCCTCATATCAAAGCTGTGTGCTCAGGGACGTATTTTAATCCACTCACAGGCAAGGGAAGTCGCTGAAGCATTTTCTACTGCCTCCCGGGGAAAGGATAACAAAATCCCTAAGGGTGTGGGCCCTAATTCGCCTATCCACGATATAGACGGTGCTCGATACGTGTGCTCATACCTCGCTCTTATCCTGCCTGAGTTCAAGGATATAAGAAAGGGCATTATGTCACACTTAGCCTCATTCAGGGCAGGTGCTGAGGAAATGGAAGAACGTCTATCTGCTGTAGGACAGATAGGCGCAGGCTACACAAGGATTGAGGGCAGAGCCTTTACAGAAAACAGATAACGGCTTATAATGAAGCTGGAGGCGTATAATATGGCAAAGCTTTTAAGACAGAACATAGGTGGAACCGATTTTACTATGGCAGGCTGTACCCTCACAGGAACCTGTAGTTCAGCTGCCTCAGACTACGTAAAGGCAGTGACCCTCACTGACGGAGACACACTGTCTGACGGAATGACCGTAGTAGTTGCTTTTACCAACGGAAACACCGCAGGAACTGCCCCTGCTTTAATGACTATTTACTCCTCTGACCAAATAAACTATTTTTCAGACTCAGGTCTCACACAGCCTTTTACCTTAGCTCCTGCAGGATGCTATGAAATTACATACACCGGGGAAGGCAACGCCTATACCTATATTTCATATCCTGTTATGCAGGTCGGCTCTGTATCAGGCCCTTTGTGTGACGCTTCAGGAAACAAGTCTTCAGGTGCTTTATGGCTCGAAGGCGATAAAGTCAGCATTAACTACTCAAACGGCTGCTTTAATGTTATCCCTCAGACTGCAGGCTCTCTCACTGTCACAACTGCATCCAGCGTTGTGAACGGGGCTCCTGTGCGTATCGGAAGCACTGTGCGTGTCCTTTTCACACAGGACATAACAGGTGCAGCAAACACAGGACTCGTCCTCACGTACAACGGGGTTGGTATCCCTGTTATGGCCGGAAAAAACGGAAGTCTTGGGGCACTCCTTCCTTTTGACGTAGGTGGTGGTACATATAAGTACCTTCAGGCTTACACAACCCTTGAAATGACTTATGACGGAACACAGTTTATTGTGCTTGGTAATCCTGTAGTTATTTCTAATTCAGACTACACCGTCTATACGGACGGTTTAAATACACAATCAGTTCCTAGATATGGTTGTTATAAAGGGCTTGCGGTTGATACGTTCGCTAGATATGTAGGGTATTCAGCCGAAAAAGATACAAATATAAAAGATATAAACGGAAATGCTGTTTATGTTGCTACTTTTACGGGTACATCAGGTGCAGGAATACACGCTATACAATTACCCTCAAACACAGATAAAATATTAGACGTAGAGGGCACTGTTGTACAAGCGAATGGTGAGTATATCACACCAATCGTATATTATTATAGTAATGTAGATTATAGTCGTTGGTACTTTTCAACAGTAACTAAACAGTTGGTACTCGAAACAGGTAGTCAAAATGGCTTTGGTAACTATGTAATAAGAGTTTATTACACAAAAACGTCAAGTTAATTTTTCTAAATGCGGAGAGATTTTATAGTTTATGGTAAAGCGTAAACTATTTGCATCTTTATTAAAGACTCCGCTTGCAATCCACTTTCTGATACAAGGTACATTTCCCCTGCATTATTCATTACTCCATTATATGATTTTCCTGTGCTTGTAATACAGTAAAAATTGATATCGTGTTCCATATTGGCTATTCTATATTGACTAGGGAGTCTAAAAATCGGTGTATACCTTTCCGCAGAACTGTTAATTTCGGCAGTAATATTTATCATAATCATTTTTCCACTTCTTTGCAGAAATATTGCAGGATTATTTATATAAGAAAAAGCATAAACTAGGGAAGTTATATCTTCATTGTTAATGTATGTTTTGTCTGTAATCGAACCGTCACCCTTCTTTCTGCACTATACTGTATAGGATTTGTAATAAAATCCTATACATTCCGTGATTTTTAGATGTGTTTGGATGTATAATAGCTGTTTGGAGGTTTTTATGGTTTACGGTTATGTAAGAGTCTCTACTGAACAGCAGAGCTATGAGTCACAAGTGTTGGCTATCAGCCAAAGATTTAAGGTTGATACGTGGGTTGAAGAGAAACGGAGTGGCACTGTAGAGGTTAGTAAGCGTGACTTAGGTGAGCTTATTCACAAGCTTCGGGCAGGCGATGTACTTGTAGTAACAGAGCTTTCTCGTTTAGGCAGGAGCTTGGCTATGATATATCAGGTCGTTACTGAGCTTAAGAATAAGAAAGTTCGCTGTGTAGCTATCAAGAATAGTTTTGACTTAAACCCTGCCAATCAGAATGATATTGTTGCTGAAGTAATTATGTTTGCTTTCGGTCTTTCAGCACAGCTTGAACGTCAGCTTATCTCTGAGCGTTCTAAAATGGGTATTCAAAAGGCAAAAGAACAGGGAAAACAGATTGGAAAAAGAAAGGGTGATATTCCTTATTATGTTAGGCTTAGACCTTATCAGGCAGAGATTATTGAAAAGCGTAAAAACGGTGGCACTATACTAGGGCTTGCAAAGCAGTACAATGTTACTTGGAAAACAATGCAGAGCTTCCTTAACAAAAGGATTTATCAGCTTCCTCCACCTCCTCTGCTCGAACGGCCTAAGCGTCACGGACATCCTTCGTATAGAGAGCTTCAGTACTTCAAGACACACGGTGATATGTAACTTGACTTATGGCTTTTACAGCAGTACAATTACTATGGAGTGTCTGTATTCGGCACTTATTTCTGTGAGGTTCAAATGGCATATAATAACGACGTATGGCGTCAGATTGAAAAATCAGGAACGTCTAATTACAGAAAAGATAACGTAACAGTAGTTCGTAATACGGACTCATTTAAGGCTATGCCTCTCAAAACTCAGGAGAGCATTAATCATAAAATTGCAGATGCAGAGCTTCAGAACGTAAAAAAGGTGATGCCTGATGTTATGTCAGCATCAGAGGTGCGTAACCGTGTTCACTCACGTCTTACTCCTGTCATCCTGAACTCATATCATTCAAAAGGCTCTGTAATATCTCGTGTATCTGACATTATGCCCGGTCTTGGTGTACCACGTGCAGCACCTGGCCCGCAGGGATTTGGCGACGGTTATGTAGGAAATTACACAAGTGGAGCCGGAATGCCGGGGGTTGACCCTGCTCATAACCTTCAGATTGTCCCTAACGTATGGATATCTCCGGGAGAGGCTAACGCTATCTACTCTCAGAAAGGTATCCCTGAACTTATCATTAAGAAAAAATCACAGTCAATCCTCATAAACGGAGTTCGTATCCGTAATCCTTACCTCAAGCCTGACCAAATGGATAAAATCCGTGATAATATGATTAGGCATGACCTTGCTGACCATATTGCACAGGCTACAAACTGGTCACTGGTTTACGGCGGCTCACTGATGTTCCCTATGTTCAAGGAAGACTCACCTGTATCTATGCACCTTCCTATGCAGGCTCTGCTCAAGGCAGGTATTGTAAAGAAGAACTGTATCGACCGCTTTGTGACCCTTGACCGCTGGAATGTAATTCATATCCCTCAGTGGAACCCTACTGCAGCTGACTTCTTAAATCCGAGGGAATACTTTATTCCTTTCCTTGGCTGTGATGTTTCAGGAGACAGATGTGCAAGAGTAATTACTGCACCTCAGGCAGGGTACCTTGGAAACATTATGACTCTTGGCTGGGGTATCTCAGATATGAACGGCTGGTATGAAAGCGTACTTAACTATATGACAGTAATGTCTACAATCCCTACAATGATTAATCAGATGTCAATTCTGGCACGTACAATCAACGTAGACGGAGTACTCGCAACTGAAGGCGAGCTTATCCTTGACGAGGTTGCAAATCAGGATACAATCCGTGTAAGGCATTCTTCAACTGTTGATGACCCTATCAACCTTGACGTAATCGGTAACCTTCAGGCTATTCAGCGTGACTTCAAGGAAGTTCCTGAACTTATGCGCCTTATAAGACAGGACTTCTGTGCAAGGGCAAATATCCCTGAAGAGCTTATCCTTTCTTCTGAGCGTGGGGCTTTCTCAAGCGGTGACACTACAGAAGGAGCTTTGGAAAAACAGTGGGAAGCTATCAAGTACATCCATAAAGATGTTGCACGTCAGCTGCGCTATATCACATACCTTATGGTAATAGATGCACTTGGTGTAGACCGTGATGTTATGAGGGCACTTCCTTACACCACTATCGAGTTTGATAACCCGGCGCTTACAGACGCAGCTAAGAAGGCTGAGTTCTTCAAGAAAATGACTGAAGGATACTTCAACGAAGTTTCAGGACTTATGCCTGCAGGTGACGCTCTTTCTCTTGCTTCTGCTGTTGGTGAAACTGATTTCCCTGTTGACTCTGCAGTCATTGAAGAGCTTAAGGGTCGTCAGGCTAAGCTTGACAAGCAGGCAGACGAAAAGCACGAACTTGAAATGGAGCTTTTGCGTGCTCAGATTGAGCAGACAAAGAACGCTGCGTCTAACCCTGCTTCTTCTGCCCCGAAACCTAAGAAGGACGATAATGGTAAAGGACATAGCTATGATTCACGTCTTGAACAGAAACAGCATGAGAAAGTAGCTTCAGGTGGAAAAAGCTTTGAGCGTATGCAGAAAGCACAATCATAGTTGACAATACATTATTCTAGGAGTAGTATAGTAATATGATAGTACGTATACACGACGGAAATGAGGTATATGAGACAGAGGCCGACGACTGTGGCACAAAGCCTTATATTGCCATTAAGAAATGCAGAATGTTACGTTCGGGTATTCAGCTCTATACAAGGGACGAAGTTCCACAGGAGCTGTTGAATGAATTGCCTGAGGAAAAACGTAACAAAGAAATATTCAGAGTCTATCGTCGTCCTGAGGCTATTGTAAAGCACCTCAAGGACTTCAATTACATCCCGCTTGCAAATAATCACCCTGACGTAGATATTACACCTGACAACAGAAAAGAGTATGTTGTCGGACGCGCAGGAGGAACAGCAAATCTTGTAACACTTAAAGATAACAACGTTTATGTTGAAAATGACCTTATTTTTGACGACAGGGCAGCTTACAATGAGTATGTAAACGGAAAGCGTGAACTTTCAATCGGACTTCAGGCAGTTTGGGTTGTTTCTGACTCTCCTGAGTATGACTTTGAGGTTCCTGATTTTACGAACGTAAACCATGTTGCCCTTGTTACAAGAGGACGTGCAGGCCACGAGGCTAAAGTAATGGATACTATGGCGGCAGTCAGCCGTTCCATTGATAATAACTTCCGGGAAAACGGAACAGGAGGATT